GAATAATGTGGTATGTCCAAGCCCAAGGCGACACCTTCATACGGCACATCTTTGATGTAGAGCCGACGCAGTGGGACGCGGATAACTATTGCTACGCCCGCCGCTTGACCGAAGAACAGGTTGAGCATTTTGGCGTACACAAAAAGCAGATTGTCACGCCACCATATCACGATGCAGCCACACAGCACATTGAAGAAGGCCCAGCGTTGTTGATCGACGGCGTTTGGACGCAGAATTACATTGTGACGGACCTTAGCGCAGACGAGTCAGCAGCAAAGGTTGGAGCGCAATGGCCTATTATCCGCGCTGAACGTAACAGGCTGTTGGCTGCTTCGGACTGGACGCAGCTACCTGACGCTTCGGCAGACGCCGCTGCATGGGCTACATACCGCCAAGCATTGCGCGACATAACCACGCAAGCTAATCCGTTCAGCATCGTATGGCCTGAAGCGGTCATCTAATGACCCTAGTACCCGTCAACATCAATTCACAGCCCGGTATCAAGCGGGATGGTACGAGGTTCGAGGGGAACTTTTACGTTGACGGACAGTGGGTTCGGTTTCAGCGCGGGCTTCCACGCAAGATCGGCGGGTATCGGCAGATCACGAATTTCGTTGAAGGCACTGTCAATCAGTTTCACCTGCAGTCACTGAACAACTTTACCTATACCCATATGGGCTATGGTGAGGGCCTACAGCGCATGACGATTGATGAAACGGGCAGCACCAGCTCTCTGGTTTCACGCGCACCTGCAGGGTACACAGGCGGCCCAGAATTCATGTGGCAGTTCGATGCGCTATTCGACGGCGCTGGCAGCTCAACTGTGTTGATCGCGCACGCTACAGATGCTGCAACCGATATTTCAACCGGCACAGACTTTCCCGCCTATATCGGCGACATCTATACTACGACGCCCCTAACGCAAATTCCAACGGCTGGTGTGAGCGGTGGCATTGTGGTGCTTCACCCGTACCTGTTTATGTTTTCCCAGAACGGTTTCGTGAAGTGGTCGGATGCAAACGATCCCACGAACTTTACTACCGGCGATGCTGGCGATGCGTTTATTTCATCCTCAAAGATCGTCAAGGGTTTACCGCTGCGTGGTGGTGGTCAGAACCCTGCTGGCCTCCTGTGGACGCTCGATAGCCTGATCCGCACATACTACACAGGTGGTACGGATGTTTTCGCGTTCGACACAATTAGTTCGTCCTCGTCGATCATCGCGGTCAATGGCGTTATTGAGTATGATGGGATCTATTTCTGGGTCGGTGATGGCCGGTTCATGATGTACAATGGTGTGGTTCGCGAAGTACCGAACAACATGAACATTAATTACTTCTTTGATGGGCTGAACCAGACATACGCGAATAAGATCTTCGCCTATAAGGTTCCGCGCTTTGGCGAGATCTGGTGGTGCTATCCGCGTGGCGATGCGACTGAATGCACGCACGCTGTGATCTATAACTTCCGCGAGCAGACATGGTACGACACGGAGCTGCCGAATATTGGGCGCTCTGCTGGTATCTATGCTGGTTCGCTTAACCGCCCGATTCTTGCTGACATCAACCCAATTAGTCCCGGCGTTCCTGACATCCGCATTACAGAAGGCGGTGATACGCGGGTTACTGAAAGCGAAGCTATCCGCGTGGTTAACAATGGTCCGGATCTATACCGCATCTGGCAGCATGAATTTGGCGTTGATGAGATCGATGGCTCTGCGCTCAACGCAATCGAAAGCTATTTCGAGACGGGCGATATATCGTTGCTCACTGATAATAACCCGCGCAGTCGCTCAATCCACGTTGAGATGATTGAGCCTGACTTCGTGCAGCAGGGCGACATGACGGCCCAGATCACAGGCAGAATCAATGCTCGTGCGCCTGAAGTCTATGGCCCACTGCGCACCTTCCCGGCTGTGGCAAACGAGAAGTATGAGCAGCAGGTGTTCTTTAAGGAGCAACGGCGTGAGCTTCGCTTCAGGTTCAGCTCGAACACGGTAGGCGGCGACTATCAGATGGGCCAGATCATTGTCCACATCGAAGCGGCTGATGGTAGGTATCAGAGCTAATGGCGAAGGTCATTACCACCACGATTGACCCGCGCATTGTAGACAATGTTGTGGACTGGGCGGACTATATGTTCCCGTCGATTGAAGATTTTGGCGTTGCTACTCGTCTTATGGATGAAAGCGATTGGAAAAACTGGGCATCTGGGTTATCATCGATTGCGTCACTCGCATCTCTTGGCATTCCAGACGCATATCAGTTTGACGATTGGCACGAATGGGCAATGCGTTTTAATGAAGTGATTAGTCAGGGATCTTAGGCATGTTTGAAGATTATTACTTTGATGATCCCGCCTTACAGGATGCTCTGGCTGCTGCTGGGTATTATGCCGAACCAGCACGCAGCGCTGCTGTAATGCCTTCGACCGTACAGGCGGCTGAGCCTATTATGGGTATTGGATCTCCTGCTCTTGCAGCGCCCTACGATATAAGCGGCTTGAACCTAAGTGGTCTAGGCGGTTTTGGCGGCGGTCGGATGGGTGGCGTAATCCAAGACCCAAACATACAGTACATTACCGCGCCGGTATCTAACAAAGGTAACCCCACGGGAAAGATGGGCGGCAATGTTTTTGCAATGACGCCTGATCAACCGGTGCGCCTTGTTGATCTTAACACTAAAACAGTTGTGTTTGAGGGCACGGGCTACGACGCCGCACGCGAGGCGACCCGACTGGGCCAGAGCATAACCGATGCAAAGGGCCGCAAGGCATCATACGATATTCAAACCGCAGACCCGTCGGGTAAGTACACGACCGTTGCTAACGAGAAGAGAAACAAGAGTACGCTGGGTACGATTGGCGAGATCGCAGGAACTCTAGCTCCGATTGCTGCTTCATTTATCATTCCCGGTCTAGGTCTTGGCGCCCTTGGTTCCATTGGAGCAAGTGCTGGCGTTGGTGGCCTAAGCGCCGCACTCAAGGGTGACAATATCCTTAAAGGCGCGGCGCTGGGTGGCTTGGGCGCGGCTGGCGGTCAATATCTTGGCGGTCCTTTAGGTAAAATTGGAGCCTCGAACATTGGCCTTAGAGCGGGTACTGCAATAGGCACTGGCCTCGGCTCTACGGCAGGCGGTTTGGTTACAGGGCAGAGCTTAAAGAACTCGCTCCTTGGTGGTGTTGCTTCAGGTGCAATGAGCTACCTGTCCCCAGACATAGCTAGAGAATTGGGAGTTGGCGGTGGATCAAGTAGCAGCAGTGGTGGTGGGCCAAACGCAGAAATTGTAGTCAACGCTAGGCCCTTCACGACTCAAAACGTAAAACTTGGCGGCTTTAAGACACCTGCAGAAAAGTATTTGACCGAAGCTGCCGCAGGAAACACAGTCGATCCCGCAACAGGCCTCCCCTATGCGGGCGATTATTCTGGCGATCTCATCAACGTAACAGGCCAGCGCCTCAGCCCCGGCGCGGTTACTGGCGGCTTAAACTTGGGTGACTTATCGCCTGAAATACTTGCTGGGATAGCTGAATTTGCAAAGAATCCTATTGTCGCTGAAGCTAACAGGCTTGAGCAATCTACTGGTAACGTAAACGTATCGCCTGAAATACTTGCTGGGATAGCTGAATTTGCAAAGAATCCTATTGTCGCTGAAGCCAGTAAGCTCGAGCAGCCTACTCAGGGCTTTAATCTATCACCTGAAGTACTTGCTGGAATAGCGGAGTTCGCAAAGAACCCCATCATAGCTGAAGGTTCTAAGATCGAGCGGCCTACTGCTGCAGTTCCGGTTACGGGTGCTCTCGATACCGATATTGTAGTTAATGCACTTGGTAAAGAAGCAGGTTTGCCTGAGGGTTCCGTTGTCGCCGGTCTGCCTATAATGGGTCTACCAAAGATGGATCCAAACCTTACAGAAAAAACCACGCTAGAAAAAATTAAAGACGCGGCTAATCTAGCTAACGCTGTATCCGTCCTTGTCCCACTCGCCGGAGGTGTTCTTGGCGGTGGTGGTGGTGGCGGAGGCATAGGTTCCAGAGACACTACTGGCTTAAAATTTAGGGAAGGCTCTCTAAGATCCACAATTGGCGAGGGTTATCCCTATACGCCACAAACATATGGCCGGCGCGGTGGAGATCAAGAGACAGAGTATATGTTCTTCACCCGCGATCCTGTGACCGGAGCGCCTGTGGCAGAACCATCTGCAGCCATCAATCCGGCGGACATCCCCGTCAAAAAAGAAGGCGGCGAAATCGACGATGATATGGTAAAGCATCTCGTTGATTATCATAAGAACGGCGGTCATCGCGGCCCCGGACAGGTAAAAGGCATCGGCAGCGGGCAGGAAGATAAGATCCCTGCATACCTATCTGATGGTGAATATGTCTGGAGCGCGCAGGATGTTTCCGATCTTGGCGATGGATCGAATCGTGAAGGCGTGCGCCGTCTTGATGAAATGCGGAAAATGGTACGCCGACAGGCTGGCCGTAAAGATGTAAAAAAGATTGCAAAACCCCAGAAGGGTATAGATAGAATGCTTAAAGCTGTTGGAGGTATGGCGTAATGGCTATCACAGAAACCGTCACACAAACCAAGCTACCCCAGTGGCTGGTTGATGCCTACACCAAGAGCATCGAAAGAGGCTATGAGGCTACGACTACGCCTTATCAGCCCTATACTGGTGGCCCCCGCCTCGCTGCTGTTTCTCCGCAGGAGCAGCAAGCCTATCAGATGACATCTGAGAATGTTGGGAACTATCAGCCATACACGCAGGCTGCTGGTGACTACATTGCAGGCGGCACCCAATCATTCACTGATCCGGGCGTCGCATCTAGTTATATGAACCCATACACCCAGAACGTCGTCTCTGGTATTGGTGAAGCAGCTGGTCGGAACCTGTACGAGAATCTATTGCCTGCTGTTAATCGCACATTCACTGGTGGTGGTACGTTTGGTGGTAGCCGGAGCGCTGAGTTTACAGCCCGCGCTGTTCGCGATGCAAATTCTGCAGCTCTTTCGGCACAGAATGAGGCTCTCCAAAAGGGTTATGAGAGCGGCATGGGTCAGTTCAACACTGAGGCTGGTCGTTACCTCACGGCAGCTGAGCGGGCACAGAGCCTTGGTCGTGACGTTCAGAACTTAGCCGGTGTGGATACTGCCGCGCTTGAGGCTGCTGGCTCAGCACAGCGTGGGTTCGAGCAGGAATCGCTTAATTTAGCGAAATCTGATTTTGATGCCCAGCGTGATTATGATTACAATCAAGCTCTACGCTTTCAGAATTTTGTTGGCACACCAAGCGCACAGGGTGCCGGTACTCGTTACGAGCAGGCTCCCGGCGTAAGTAATACGGCGTCAACAATCGGCGCTGTTGCAAGCGGCATTGGCGCGCTGTCGAACTTGTTCGGTGGGCCCAAGAAGATCAAGGGTGGCGGTCCTGTTGGCGCCGATGGCAAGCGTAACATCAAGCACCCGATGCACGGACTTGGATGGTTGAAGGGCAAATAAGATGGCGATG